TTCGGACAATTGAAGGCGCGCGTATCGGTCGCCCCGCATGGCGCGTGCAAACTTCTGTTCCACCCACCGCATGGCTTCGCGGCTGTAGTTCGTGCCGTGTACTGACGCGCGCGCACCTTCGCCGGCCAACGGCTTCGACAGGTCAATACGGCCCATCTCATCGTATGTGATACCCAGACGCCCGCCGTCTGTTTCGGATCGCCGCATGTGTTCGAGAATGTTCATTTTGGTTTCCTTTTCGGTTCGTTTCCCGGTTTACACTTCGGCCCTTAGCCGCCCGATACCTTCAAACGGACCCGAATCGTCGCCGTTTGTCCACCCACGATGGCGTCCAGCGCGTTTCCGAAGTAGGCGCCAGTGGAAGCGTTCGTGGTCAGAGTGAAGCCGTAGTAACAGCCGGTCGTCTGATCGTACGTTCCACCCTCCGCATAAACCTTGTCACCAGGATGGATCGCCACGCTGGACCCTCCCACGGCCGACTTCGCCAGGACCGACAGAAGAAACGCGCCGATGAATTTGACGGCCACGTTTCCAGTCGCCACGCCCGTCGGAGGCGTGTACGATGTCTCAGCCACGCCAGCCAGTCCGAACGCCGGCGAAGTGCCGATCCCGAACATAAGCGGATCGCCGCTATTTGGCCCGACTCCCGAATTGGCCGCAAGTGGAACAGCCATCGTTATGTCTTCAGCCCTTACGAGATTTTCGTTTGCGGCCATTTAAGCCACCTCCTCATTCTTGACGCCAACAGTGGAACCGTCGGCGCGCCGGCCTGAGTTGTAGGACGGATCGAATGTCTGGCGCCCACCGTTGAAGATCGCAAGCCCATGTTTGCCCTTGATCCCCATGACTTCAGCAAGGTCCGTCTGATGCTGTGCTTCCAATACTTCGGCCGTTTTTTTGTCGGCTTCCGTCATTGTGGCCGCGCCAGACGTTCCCATGTCAGTCACGATTCGGCCGTTGGACACTTTGGCGATGTATGCCACTTCGTCCTTCGTTTCCGCTTCGGCCAACTTCAGGAACGCTTCCTTGTTGATTTCGCCGGCTTCGGTCATTGGAACCGGCCGCGATAACAGGCGCCCAGTTACCCGCTGTTCGATGGCTTCGCCGACGCGAACGTCATCCCTGAAGTACACCTTCAGAATGTCGACCGCGTCACCAACGGCCAGCCGCTCATTCAGTTTCCGAATGGTTGCAGCATGAGCATCCACCGTTTCTTGTAACTTCTTCACTTCGGCGATATCCATGTCGCCCCCTTTGTTTGAGATTTCGGCCCTTGCCGCTTCTTCCAGAAGAACCCTGGCTTCCATGAGCATCTTCCCGCCACGCCCAGCTTGTGTGACGAAGTCGATACTCTCCGCGTGCGTCAGTGCCGTTATCAGTCCCGGCTTGCCATCTGGCGCGATGGCTTTATCATCACGCTGGCCACCAGCGCGAATAGACACCCCAGTGAACGGCGCCTTCTCCTGAACCTGTTGCGCGTTGGCTTCGAACACTTTGGCTGGCGCATATAACGCCGGCCCATCTTTTCCGTGATCGTCCCACTTCGCATCACCGATCGTCACGGCCGCTAAGTTGTTCCAGTCGCCTTCCGGCCGCTGTGCTTCTTCGGCTGGCGTGGCGTGGTTGACAAACATAAGCGTTCCGCGTTTGAAGATCGCCGGCCCGTCACGCTGAAGAAGTGCCTTCGTGTAATAGCCGGAGGAACCACGTCCTTCGTCGATGATCTTAACCAGCGGAGTGGCCTTCGTCGATTCCCTGAAGTCAAAGTCGGAAGGAAGTGACACGCGCGATTCCACCAACTTGACGCCGGCCGCTTCTTCGGGAGTAGCCGATTCCTTCGGCTTCTCTTCGGCGCCATCTCGCCACGCCTTCGGAAGTGAACCTGTCCAGCCCTTACGCTTCGCGATCGCTACGATGCGGCCCTTGATTCCCGACGGACCAAGATTGCCGGCACCAGCGCGCCCCATCGCATGGACGGCCGCTTGCACGTCTTCAGGCTTCAGAATTGGGAATGATTTACCCTTGCCGGCGAAGTCATCGGCTGTCGCCTTGTCCCGTTCGCCCTTCGATATGAACCGTTCATATACCGGAAGTTCAGTGTAAATCCCTTCAGCTACCAGGCCTTCAGCCATCGACGCGATATGATCGCCTTCGTCAACTTCGTCTTCGTAGACTACGCGCGGCTTAACTTTCTTCGCGCTGGACGTGTCCAGAACTGCCTTCGATGCCGTCCCGTTCTCGCCACCCGCCATCGAATACGGCGCACACATGGTGTTGCCTTCGGAGTCTTCATAGATACAGTCGCCGGATTCCTGATCGCCGAAGTGGTCTGTGTAATAGCCGTATTTGTTGGTTCCGGCGTGCGCGTCACGCACAGCCGACTGAAGCCGTGATCGAATATCACCGGAAGACATGTCGGCCGCTTCCTGTAGTTTCGTGGCAAGTTCAATGAATGCCGGCCGGAGTGCCATTGCCGCGATGATACGGTGGACCTGACCGCGTGGTCAATGGAAGTCAAAGAAAATATAGTATATTGGATGTCATGGCGCCCGAAGAATCGAAGACATGTTCGCGCTGTGAAAAGCCGATCGACACCACAGGATATCCGCTATGGTGCAAGGCGTGCCGCGCCACGAATCAGCGTGAATACATGCGAACGCGGAATGATATGAACGAAACCCGCGGGATGGCCGCTGGCGTTACAGCTTGCAAAGAATTCCTTGCGCGCCAGTTTGAATGTAGGATTGCCGGCGCCCCGCTTACCGGCTTCGACGTCGCCAGAATGATTCGTGGATCCGTCGGCCCAGATGCCACCGAACAAAAAGAAAGCCGACCCGTTTCCAGATCGGCTTCCGCCCCTTAGTCTTCGCGTTATTCCTTTCGATTAAAAGTGAGTTACGCGGCTGGCGCCGGAGGCGTGCTCAACGCCGCCGTCTCAGCCTCAATCCTTGCCGACAAGTCACCCAGTCCGCTTACCGTTGAGGTCTTCAAAGCCGTCAGTGAAGTCACCGCTGAATCCACGTCCGTTTGCGCCACGACCACCTGACCATCAGGAGGCGTCAACTTTGCGACGATCGCGTCAATTTCAGCCGCGATGTCCGTTCCCAATTTTGCCAATCCGTCTGTAATAGCAGTACCGAGATCGGCGATCCCTATCTGAATGTCTGCGAATCCCGCCATGATTTTTTTGTTCTCCTGTTTTAATTCCTCAATGCCGGCGAGAATATGGAACAGGATAGACTTCGTTCCAGGTCCACGCTTGAAGAGGTTCATCACGCCCGTATCGTATCAGAACGTCAGTCTGTAACGCAACAGATTAAAGTGGGCCAATTCACACACAGCACCTTCGGAGGATTAGGCGCCACATGTTTCCCGAATTGGCCCCGCGCGTTAGATTTCACAATACGCTATTTTCCGATCAGGCGCGCGGCCACGGCCACGTTGTCCTGAAATATTTCCAGAATATGCGGTCTTGCTTTGTCCAGTGCCGGCCGAAGGTATGGTTGCGCCACCATTCCCGGCCAGTTCGGATTATACGGCCCATCGCCGGCGCCTTCAGAACTTGCGCCACGGATCCCGGTTCCATACTCCACGTAAGCGGCATGGTCCGCGTCGAACACCACGGATCCGACCACGCGGCCGGCGTTGTCCTTCGGCGCCTCAACGTGGCCACTTTCACGAAGTTCGCCTGTGTCCACTGGAACGATGGCTTCCGCTTCTTCCAGTACCGCTTCACACGACTGTTCCAGGCTTAAGTTGATCGCCTTCGACAGAAGCCCTTCCGCGATCGCCACATTTATCGGCGTGTAGCGCGCTGTGGAATTGAACTTCACGTGTAAGCGATTCCTTGCGCTACTAGTTGATCAATGAGGTATTGCGCGTCGTCAATTTGCATCTGCTTTTCGGATGGCTTAAGATCCGCAAAGGTCACATTGAACAACTGTTCCTTGTCCCAGAGAATCCTTGCGATCTCAGTGGCGTTGAACCTGTCCGCGTTTACACCTGTGATAACTGGCATTCTTCTATTCTCCTTCGCCTTCGCCGGCGTGGACGTCTAACGAACAATCGCAGTTTGGATGCGCTGGTGGCGCATCATCGCCGCTGGCGAAGTCATCGTCTATCGGAATCGTTCCCTGATCGGCATTGTCCAGACAGATCGGACACGCTTCGCCATCCGGTTCCCACGATTTGCCCAGCGCGCCAGTTTGCCGGCCGAATTCCAGAACGCCTTGCGCGTAGGCGTCATTCAGTTCCGTCTGTGCGATCATCTCCGCGCGATACGTTGAGAATTCGCCAAACTTCCCGCGAATAGCGGACACGACTTCTTCATACGATCCGCCTGATTCGTACGTGTTGGCGACGGCCGACGATAGCAGATCCACGGACGTCTTGTCGATCGCCGCTGAGATCCGCTGGAATCCGCCATCCTTCAGGTATTCCGATACGAACGATTCGCCGGAAGTCGGCGCCATTCGGAACTTCGCGGCCGCTGAATGGCTTCCGGCGACCACGGCGACACCCAGCGCGGCATTGAAGGCGTTGATCTCCTTGCCTGTTACTGGAACGCTGGCGACGTCGGCGCCGATGGCTGATTTTACCTGGTGCGAAAGTTTCCGATCCGCTTCCTTCAATAGTTTCAGTTCTTTAGCCTTCAGAACTGCCTGGAGTTGCTTCCTGAACCGGCCCCTGATAATGGCCTGGATCTTCTTCGACGGCTTCGCCAGCGCGGTATGTTTCACGTGAAACATATCCGGCGAACCTTCGAACAGCCTGACCAATTCCCCGATCATGGCGCGACTATGGCGAACACAGGAACGTAGTCCCAGCGAACCAACGGCCCATACTCGTGGCGCGTGAATTCAGATCCGCACGCTGGACAGTTGAAAACCTTCGCGCTGTCCAGCGCCCCGGCCAGCGATGCATTGTTCAGCGCCTTCATGCAACACTTCGATTCCGCTTGCGTGAAGTGGAACGTATCAGCCATTGTTATCCTTCAGCCATTTGTCCACTACTTCAGCAAGCCGGCGAAGGTTCGCTTCTTTGGCTTTGGCTGGCGCCGCTGGCGCCTTAAGTGTCGGCCTGATCGGTTTACCATCCGGCCCGATTTGTGGCTGGCCACCAGGTGAAGGCGTGGCCATTGGAACTGGTTGCGCCAGAAGTTGTTCCGCCCTGTTCGGTTCATATTCTTCGATTGGATACATTTCTTCGATCAGTTCATCAGGTTCCGGTATTCCGTGTAGCTTCAACAGCGCCAGAACGCCAGCCCGTTCGTCGATACCAGTGACCTGGCCACCTTTGTTCGCCAGCGTCATAGATTGCACCAGCGCGCCGGAAAGCAATGGAATGTCACCTTCGCGGATCGGTGGAAACTCCACTTTGATAAGATTCGCCGCTGTCACCTTCGGCGCCTTCGAATCCTTCGGCTTCTTCTTC